TACAGGTAGCTCCCTTAGCGCCCGCGAACACTCTGGCGGAGTGTCCACTGGTGCTACCCTGCACTCTCGTGTATGCTGCTAATGCGACGTCGACTTCTCTGCTGCTCCCACTCATGGCTGGGGCACGTGAGGCGGTCCTCAAAGTTGCACTATCCCCCAAGGTTTCCAAGCCCAGCAGGATGCGCAACAGTCAGGATTCACCCGGGTACCTTGGTCCCTATGAGCTACACACGTGGCTGGATCTCAGTGAAAGTGGTAGTCCCCCTATCAGGCAGGTGGAGGCCAAATTATGAGGCTCACGCGTTTTACAGACCAGAGGTCGATTCAGCACTAACAGTGGGGTTTGGGTCCCCGCCTGAGAGCGCAGCCTCTCGAATTTGTTTTTGGTTTGATGGTAACCCTTAGTACACCCGTAGGTAACCCTTAGTACACACATCAATTTTAAGCAACTGGACAGCCCTCAACCCCTACCCCAGTCCAGCACCGGTCAAGATGCCTTTCAATGACAAGGGGTAAGAGGAACGCACGAACAGTTACTATTTTAAGTTGCCCATTCGGTTTTATCGAGCCGAAACTCTCCGGGTTATTGGGTACCCGGAACCCCCAGATTGCCAAACCTACCTCCCCCAGGACTAGGAAGAGCCAAACCCACATCAAAACAAAGCCGGAGTCAAGACTCGACTTGGCACATTCACACCGTCACTGATTTGCAACGTCCAAAGGATAGGATGTGAAAGGATGTGGGTTTGACTTCTTCCTAGTCCTGGAATAGGGGATGACCAATCTAGGGCTAACTATCAGAGATTGCGCAGCTGCCCTGCCAAGCGGCGTTGCAACTCTGTCATAGCTGCGCCAGCTAAGGCGCTCCCCAAATGTGAGGTCCAATTCCACCCAGCCTACTCAATCATGTTAACAACAGAGGAAAGAGAGCCTGTGGAGGCTTTGTCCCCACTGGGATTCATGATACCAGCCGACACTAGAGGAATCCACTCCCACACAACAGTGGTTCTGAACATCAGACCGTTGCCTGGAGTCAACCCCTCGAAGGCGAAGCACAACGCCTAAGAAGTAGCCACATCAGTGACTGGCAAATTAGGTGAATTGTAGTCCAAATCCGTGGGGTTGGGACGCCAACTCATTTGAATGACGTCCGCAGGTGTACGCTC